AGCGGATCGTTGACGCCAACCGCCATGAGCTTCCCGGTTGACGGATCGACCAGGATCTTCCCGGCGTCCGCAAGGCTCACCACAGACCCAAGCCCGCCAACCGACGAGAGCCCAGGGATCGACTCGATCGCCTTCTTCATCGCATCGCCGTCTACGTACTTCGGCCCCTGCGCCATCGGCAGCGGCGTGTCGCCACCGCCGCTTCGCGCCGCGGCCGACATGGCGTCGATGTTCTGGTCGACGCGCTTCGTCGCGCGCAGGTTCGCCGGCTGGGTGAGCTCCTCGAACGCCTGCAAAACGCCGTACTTGGCGCCCGGAGCGTTCGCGGCCTCCAGCACGTCGGCAGGACGAGGACCGACGCGGAAGCGCTCGACCAGCGCGTCGGCGGAGCTCGGATCGAACTCGACCGTGCCGTCCGGCATCTTGCTCAGGCCCATCTGCTGGACAAGCTCGAAAGCGAAGTCCTTGTAGCGCTCCGCGTTGTCCTTGCGCTTCTGGGCCTTGAAGGCGTTGTCGTATTCCAACGCCGTCTGCTTCAACTGCTGCTCTCGCACGCGCTCGTTGCTTGCGAACTCCTGCTTCCGCAGGTTCATCGTGTCGACATCCAACCCGTAGCTACGGTCCTGGTTGGCGATGCTCGCATCCAAGCCCAAGCGCTGCATGTTGAGCGCCCGGCCCTTGTACGCGATGTCGGCGTTGAGCCCGCGCCGTTGGAGACGCTGATTGGCCTTGAACTGCCGCTCGTCCTGCTCGCGCATCAGCCGATTCTGGTCGCCCTGGAACGTCTGGCGCATCCGCTCGAGATTGTTCTGCGCCTCGATCTCGCGGAGCTGCTCGTCCTTGCGCTGGCGGATCTGCGCGCCGAACTGCAAGCCCTGCACGGCCTGCGACACGGCGTTTTGGATCGCCGAGAGCTGCATCCCGGCAGCTTGCGACTGCGCGCTGATGAGCGACGACATCGCGCCGCCGGTGTCCTGCGGGTTCGGTGCGCCGAAAATCTTGGGGACGGCCATGTGCTTTCCTTGGGAAAATCAGAGGCCGAACATAGATCCGACCCCGCCAAGCACCGACGCGAATCCGCCGATCCCGGCCGCCTTGCTCGACGCCTTCGCCGACTTGTCGGCCGCGTACTTCTGCTGCCCGATGGAGTCGTAGTACGCCTCGATCTGGTTGAGCGCGCTGAGCACTTCGCCCGCGAGGTCCATCTGGCCCTGCGCGAGCTGTCCGCGCGCGCCCGCGGCGGCCCCGCCAAGCTGCTCCGCGAAGCCCATCTGCATCTGAGGCATGAAGCGCCCGGCGACGGCGGCCGGGTTGATTCCGAGCTGCGCGAACTGGTCGCCCATCTGCCGCTGCGAGTCGCGGAAGATCGCGCCCTGCGTCGCCATGTTCTGCCCGAGCGCGCCCATCGTCTGCTCGCGCAGCAGCGGGAGCACTTGGTCGCGGTAGTCGAAAACCCGCTGCGGAGCGCCCGTCGTCAGCCAGTACGGCGTGACGCCCGGTACCGACTTCCCAGGATGGCCGAAGCCCGGCGTGATGTTTTGCCCAACGGGCGGGCCAGCCGGGTTCGGCTGCGGCTGATATTGGTTCGTCGGTCCGAATGTGACCATGCTGGGCCTCCGTCAAGATCCTACCGCAAAGCGGGACTAGTAAGCGTCGACCTCGGACCACGCGATTTCGACCTGCACGATGCCCGTTCCAGCGACGGGCCAAAGCGCGCGATTGCGCAACACCAAGCCCTCGTTCTGCGCGAGCACGAGAGGATGCTCACCGCGAGCCATGTCTGGAGCAAAGATCAGCGTCGGGTCGTTCACGCGCTGCTCTTCCGTGCCCGCAGCCGGGTTGACCCTTTGCGCGTCGCCGAGGCTCTGAGCGATCGGCAGCACATCCAACGTGGTGATGTTGGTGAGCGTCACGTTCGCGCTGATGCGCATGAGGCCCGAGGCATCCAAAAGCGACGCGCCCATGCCGCCCGTTCGCATCCTAGTCTTGACGGAAGCGCCGAGATCGGTCCCAGCGCCGCCCGCACTCACCGCTGTCGCTTTGTGCAAGTCGAATCCAAAGTCGGTCAGCGTCGCAGCGGTGAACGGCGTGAGCGTCTGGAACTGAGCGCGGAAGTACGTGATGACGCAGAAGCGCGTTGCGTCCGTCCAGCGCAAGTAAAACAACTGCGCACTGGCGGCCAACCCAGCCGTGATCGCTCCCGTCGTCGCGGCCACGCGGTAGTGGCCCAGCGCTCCGTGCGGCGTGGGCTTCGAGACGACGTGGAGCGGAGACGACGCCTCGGCGCCGACGCCGGCAAGAGCAAGACTGACTGCACCCTCAATGACTGCCATGCTCGACTCCTATACGACCGAGTAGTTGAACTTCACGTTGCCGCGCACGCGCCCCTTGCGTCGCGCAACGGATTGCACGTACGGGTAGCGCGGATCGAAACCTGCTGCCGTGCTCGGAGCGTCGCGGCGGCCGCTCGGCCTGTCCGCGCTCATCGTGAACGCAGGCGGCGTCTGCCAGTAGACCGTGGCGCTCCCCGAGCCTGGGCTCACGGCAATCACCTGGACCGGCTGCATCTCCGCTTCGTCCGCGCGCGTTCCCTTGCCCGTGTACGGACCTGGAGCCTGCCAGCACTTCACGATGCTGGACGCTGAGATCGACGCATCGGTGATCGTGAACCGCCCGCGGAATCGCGGCGTCGCGCCAAGGTTGCGCTCGATGGAGCCGTCGCCCGCGCCCGCGTCCGGCGGAGCCACATAGCGCCCTCCACGGCTCACGGCTTGAACTCCAAGAGCATGATCGCCCAAGTGATCGCGTTGGCCGCGCTGGCGAGTCCCTCGACCACGCTGTCGGGCTCGAGCACCCAGCGCTCGGATCCGAGGGCGAAGTCGTTGGTGTTCGTCGAGAGCGCCGTCATGGATCGCCCCACGATCTGCGTGACACCTCCGCGCGTGCGCAGGAACAGCGAGCCGGTCGCGGTCGCGCCGCTCACGTTCATCATGGTGAGCGCGGTGACGACGGCGTAGCGGTCCGACGGCACGCGATACAGCGCGACTTGCCCGGTCGTCAGAACGCCGTTGAGTGTGCGCGGCGTCGGCATCAGAGCACCCACGGCAGAGGGTTGTTGTCCTCCGCCGCCTTGTCCAGCTTTTGGACTTGAGGCGTCGGGGTCCGATCCGTGACGCGCCGAACGGCCGACTCGAGCACGCGCTGCACAGCGGCGGCGTCGTACTCCTCGGGCACGCGATCGACTTGGATCGGGATTTGGTCAGGTCGGGTCGACATCGGAGACGCGGAACACGAGCTCGATGATCTCGAAAGGAACGTCAGCCTCGAACCGGAACTTGAAATGTCGGGCGTTCAAGTGGCCGATGTCGAAGCGGGTCACGGCGCGCGTGGCGAGGTTGATCTCGCTCGGCGGCGGGTTGGAGTTGTGAGGGATCAAGGACCGCGCCGTCGCTCCGAAGTCCAGGAACGCGCTGACGCGCAGCGCACCCGTCCCGAGCTTCGTCGTCACGTCCAGGTAGCGGGCGCGCTTCACGCTCTCGCTGTCCTCGAAGTCGAGCCAGCGCGTCTCCCAGTACCGCGGCGCCACGCCGAGACGGATCGTGGTGCCCTGAGCCGGAGGCGCGCTCGCGGGGCGATCGAGAAGCAGGGTCCCAGCTTCAACCGCGAGCGCCATGCGTCGCTCGTTCCCCCATGAAGCAACCGCGCCCCGAGGCCCCGCAAGCGCGAGGTCGAGCGTACCACCCGAGACAACGATCTGCGTGGTGGTGCTGCCCACGCCAACCGTGAGCGACGAAGCGCCGTGCGTGGCCGCCGCGCCGAGCATCACGAGCGACGAGTCCTGGCGGTCCAGCCAGACGAAGAACCCTTCCTCGGTGCCGCCGGCGAACTCGCCGACCTCGCCGTCATCGGTCGCGTGATCGACCAGCGCCGTGAGGTTGGGAGCTTCGTAGCGCGAGAAGCGCAGCCCGCCGCCGAACGGCTCCACGCTGAGGCGGTGGCTCTTGTAGAGCGCGTCGACCTCGCGCAGCGTGAACACGACTTGGTTGCGGCGCGGATTCACACCGGCCACGGACTCGAGCGCGGCGCCGGGCTCGATCCCCGTCTCGAACAGCTCGCGGACGTTCGCGCCGATCCAGCGCGGAATCCCCGAGCCGTCGTAGGCGTACACGCCGCGCTTGCCCCAGAACATCAGCACGCCCTCGTGCTCGATGAGCGACTGCCCGCTCGAGCAGCCGAACGTCTTGCTCACGACCTCGCTCTGAGCCGCGCCCTGGCGCAGCGCAGCGCGGTGGATCGTGTCGCGCTTGGTGATGAGCAGGCGGCCGTTGAAGTCGCGGAGACCTGTCACACCTTCACGCGACGAGTCCGGGACCGCGATGATGTTCTCCGCGGGGAACGCGAGCGGCCGATTCGGCTTCGAGAACACGGCCACGTCGGGGAAGTCAGTCGGGTTCCCCTCGTCGCTGTTCACCCAGCGCCGCAGGTTGCCGCAGACCAGCGAGCTCTGAGACACCTCGAGCACGCTGCACTCCGGCGGCGGCCAGTTGTCGAACTCCAGGGGCAGCCCGCGCGCGAGCTCGTCGAGCGTCGGCGAGAAAGAGGTCGACGTTGCGCCCTTGGGGACCTCGGCGACCTTGAAGAACGAGAACGTGCCGGGCAGCGTCGCGTACACCCAGGTTTCGATCTCGCCGCGGTCGACCGGGGCCGGGAGCTCGGTGAGCTTGATTTCGACCTTCGAGCTCGTGTTGCTCGCGTCGTCGCCGCCGGGGTCGATCTCGAGCTCGGGGCCGGGCGCGGACACCTGAGCTTGCTCGGGGTCGTAGAACGCGCAGCGCACGCGGATCTTCTGCACCATCTCGCCGCGCTCGCGCAGGAAGCGCCAAGTGAGCGGCGTGACGCGCGCACTCGAGGGCGCAGCCTCGGGCGCGATCCGCATCGTCTCGTTCGGCTTCGTGCTCGCCTGATCGTCGCCAGCGAGCGGCTGCGTGTCGACGGCGGTGAAGGAGTCACGGGCTACTTCGTGCGCGTGCAGTTCGCCGGGGCCGACCGTGCTCGACTGGAAAATCTCGAAGTCGTTGAACAGGTCGCAGCCGTCGTCGGCCAAGTCGGCGCTGAGGCCACCCGCGAGGTTCGTGTTGCTCGGCTCGAACAGGTTGGGCGTCGCACCCGACTCCACGATGTAGGCGAAGGACGCGAACTCGCCAACAAACGGCATCACGCCGCTGCTTGCATCCAGCGCCAAGTGCGAGCCGAAGAGGTTGGTCGCGTAGGTCGACTGGTCGACGTTCTCGCTGTCGGCGAAGCCATCGGACTTGATGAGCTTGACGCCCGTGTAGACGCCGCCCAAGTCGTTGACGAGTGTGGTGAGGTCCACCGCCACGCCGGTGATCGGGTCCACGACGGTCACGATGGTTGACGACGTGAAGGCGTCGATGACGAACGACTGGCCCGCGAAAGGTCCATTTCCTGGACAGAACAGCATCCCGAGCATGTCGCGCGAGAAGCACGCCCCGCTCGCCGTGATGTTGCCCACGATGTCGCCGGTGTACGTGAGGCCGTTGTGCGAGACGAGCCCGGTTCCAGCGGACCCCCCGACACTGAAATCCAGATCGGTCGTGAAGCCGATGAACTGCCGCACCGATGCGTGCCGCTTGTAGTCCCACGTCCGGCGCTGGTAGAAGCTCGCATCCGTCTTGCGGAACCGACGCACGAGCATCACGTCGTTGAGCTGCGAAGTCGTCAGGCCGAAAATCGTGTCTCTCCAGCACCCCGACCCCAGCGACTTGCTCGGATAGCGCTTGCGCACGTAGACGTAGTGCCAGTGGTGCGGATCGAACACGGGAACGGAAGTCTCGATCCAGACCTCCTTCTTGAGCACCGTGTCGTACCAGCCGAGGCGCAGCTTGCCATCGAGGATGTCGACGAAGATGCCGCCCGAGGCCACGCCTTCGCCCTTATTCGAGTAGAGCAAGCGCCGCCCGTTGATCTCGTGCGGCTTGACCAAGCACTTGAACGCGAACACGTCGGCGCTGGCGTGCAACCCGGTCGCGGCGGGCTCGAACGCCATCTCGGCGTCAAACGGTTGTTCGAGGTAGGCGTTCCCGTCGGTCTGGTAGTGGTAGATCCGCGAGTCGGCCGTCGAAGTCGGACCGATCGGATCGTTCTCCGGGTTGATCCCGCTGCGGAAGTTGGGCGTCCACAGCGGCGCACCGCGGCGGAGCTCGAACTCGGGGCGTGAGACCGGGGGGCGAACCCCGGCGTGCTTGGCTCTAACCGCGAACATGGACCGGCCTCCCGCCCGTGGTGACGAACAGCGCGGCGCCGTACAGCGCCCAGCTCGCAGGATTCTCGTGCAGGCCCATTTCGTGGAAGAGGCTGATCGCCGGATGCGATTCGATCACCCCGTACTGCGCGCCGCCAGAGTCGAGCGTCTTGTGACCGATGCCCTCGGGCGCCGCGAGCGCCAGGAACGTCGGGCTTGCGTCCGCGAGCGCCTCCGGCTGGAACCCCGCGGTTGCCGCTCCAGTGCGCGCAGCGACGCGGGCAAGCAGCCCGCCGAGCGCGTGGAGTCTGCCGTGGAATCGGTTGGGCCGGAACACCACGCCGCCCGCCACGGTGTCGACGAACGGCCGCGCGGTTTCCGGGTCCGAGTACGCATCGCGCGCGACGCCGAGCAGCGCCGAGCAGCCCGCGATCGGGACCATGCCCGAGAGCTGGACCCAGGAGTCGGACGGCGCCGCGTTCTCGGTCGCCAGGAGCCGCACGCCGACGGATCGGCCGTTGACGAAGCACCCGACCGAGCTCGAGATCCAGGTATTGGACTGCGCACCGGCCAGGGCAAAGCGAACGTGCGTCCACTCGCCTACCTTGAGCGTCGCCGCGCCGCGCGCCACGAACAGTCCGCCCGCAGGCCGGTTCGTCCCGTCGAACGTCGCGGTCGAGCCGATGGCAAGCTCCGGCGCACCGTTCGCCAGCCTGATCCACAGGTGAACCTTGTGCTGCCCGGCAGAGCCGCTCGCGTTGCGCATCGGGTTGGTCGACAGCGATCCGACCCAGAGGATCGTCTGCACGTCGGCCAGCGCGTCGAGCTTGACCCAGGCGTCGATCGAGAAGCCGGTCCCCAGGCGCGCGCCCGTGACCTCCAAGCCGGTCGCCGAGTCGAACCGAACGCCGTCGCTTTCGAGCGGAGCGCACGCGCCAGAGCCCTCGAGCATCCGCCCCCGCAGGTGCAGGCTGCGCTTGATCGTCTCGGTCGGCCCGTCGGTGCGCCAGCGGTCGTCGGCGAGGTACAGCGCCCCGCGCGTCGCTGCGAACAGTTGGCCCCGGTGCGATCGCATCCCGAGCACCGGATTGCGGCGAGGCACGGACGGAGCACGCCACCACCGCGGAGCAGCATCCAGCGCGAACACCGCCGGCGAGAGCGTGCGGATCGTCCACTCCGCGGCGCACGGCGAGAGGTTGGCGAACACGTAGCGCGTGATTCCCGCGTCGCTCGGAACGTTCGTTCCAGCGGCGAACGGAGCGCCCATCGAGGTCTGCACCGTGATGTGCGAGATGTCGTCGTCGAACGCCGTGTAGCCAATGACGCGGAAGCTCGCCGCGCTGACGTTGCGCATCGTCGGGCCGTCGAAGGGCCGCGAGAGCGTGAGTGTCGAGCCCGAGACGCTCGGCGCGTAGTAGAACTCGTTGAGCACGACCGGGGCCGTGTCCTCCTGGCGCACCTCGAGCTCGTCGCGCGACACGCGCACGAACGTCTCCTTCGCGGCGTCGAGAGTGTCCTCCGGCTCGCTCGCAAAGAACGGCACGCCGCCAGCCGACGCCACCGACGCAGACTCGCGCGTGACGTTGACGCCAGACGCCGCCGCGTTCAGCGGATTGAGCAGGTCGGCCCGCGAGAGCTTGCCCGGAGGCAGCGCGCGGGCGCCCGAGAGCTTGCCCGTCCCCGCCGGAGTGACGCCGCCGCTTGCGGCCGGAAGCGCCCCAGGGGCGGCCACGCCGAACACCCGCACGTCCTCGACGATCATGCGCGCGTTGAACTCGCCGACGCGCAGCGACTCCGGCCGCCACGCCCCGCCGATCACCACGACCGAGCGGAGCAGGGCGCGGCGCGAGATCGTCAGCGTCGAGAAGTACGCGAACTCCGCGTTCGGCGGATCGCCCGCCGCCGGCGCAAGAACGCTCTTGGGCGACGCCGCCATGTAGACGCGGTACTCGTCCGGGTTGCCAGTCGACTGCACGCCAATCTGGATGCGGATGCGCTCGCCGACCCACTCCGCCGTGGTCGAGAAGTTCGCCACCGGCCCGGTCGACCAAGGCTCCACCGCGACCGCCAGCGAGCCCGTTTCATTGTCGGGCTGCGTGTCCACCTCGAGCGTGAAGCCCTGCGGGAAGAAGAACGGATGGGATGCCGCCGCAAACGGCACGGCGCTCGCGTTCGAGAGGCGCAGCATCGGTCGAGCCGCCACCCTCAAAGCAGGCGTGTCGTCTCGAATCTCCCAGGAGGCCAGCACGGGGGCGCCCTGCGTGCGGCGTTGCGTCGCGCCAACGAGGACCTCGCGCCCGTAGTACGCCTGCGGAATCACACACGAGAACTCGATGGCAAACCCCGACGAGCCGGAGCGCAGCATCTCCGCGAGCTCGCGCCGCAGAACGCTGTCCTCCTCCATGTCGAGCGTCAGCGCCTCGCCCTCGCCGCTCAGGAACAGCTTGCCCGAGCCGCGGCCGAGCGTGTAGGGCGCGAGGTACGCATCGTTGCCCGCCACGCGATCGCGCAGCACGCCGCCGCCCGCGTCGTCCATCGGCCACTCGCCGACGAGGCTGGAGATGTCCGGCTCCGTCAGGTCATCGGGGAGCGAGTACGACGCCAGCGAGAAGCGCGCCCGCGCCGTCGTCAGGTCTCGCGCCGTGGTCCAGATGCGAAAGCTCGAGAGCGCCAGCGGACGCTGCCGCCAGCGGAACACGATGACGAAGAACGGCGCGTTCGTCGCCCAGCCGGTCCCAGCCACCAGCCCATCGGCGCGCACGAGCCGGTTCGTTCCTCCGCCCTCCGCGTAGTGCCCAATTCGCACCCGGCCGCCGCGAATGGCCGTTGGCGTCGCGCCGCCGCCGTTCCACAGCGCCACCCAGCAGTTGCGCAGAGCCTCGGACTGGCCAGCCGTCCCCTGGTCCGGGATCGCTCCCGTTCCAGCGTTGAAAAGCCCAGGCCAAGGCCCGGCCGCGGTCGCCAAGTCCAGAGGGTCGTAGGGGTTCGGCAGGTTCGCCGCCGCGTTGGCCGCGTTGCCATGCATCCCCTGGAGGTTGATCGAGAGGTGCGCCACCCCGATCGTGTAGTTGCACGTCTGGCCTGCGGGGTACGCGGCCGGGGGACCGCTCGCCGACACGTCGATCATGCGATGCCCGCCCGAAGCCAAGCGCGCCGAGTCCAGCCCGAGCGGCGCGAAGCCCTGATCCGCCCAGGGCTCGAAGCGCATCCCGAGACCGAGGAACATCGGATCGCGCCCCGAGAACCGCACGCCGTAGCGCGTGAGGTAGTCGAAGTTGTCGATCGGGCCTTTCCACGAGAACAGGTCGGTCCCGCTCGTCGCGCAGCGCGTCACCGTGCCCGCTTGGTCGCGCAGCACGATCTCGAACGCGCCATCGCTGTTCCACGCCGCGGTGGGGTTCGAGCTCGTCGCGTCGCCCGGCGTCCCCGTGTCCAGCCGCAGCCGCACGGCGACTTGGTAGTCGCGCCCAGGCTCGATGAACGCCTTGGCGATGATCGCGCGCAGCCCAATCGTCGCCTGACGGCCCGACGATCCGACGTTCGCGCCGCCCGCGCCCACGAGGTAGCGCATCTGGTTTCCGCCGTACGCACCCCAGCCCGGAGCGTCGTACCACATGAACACCAGCGCATAGTTGCTTGGCCGGTCGAACGCCGCGGCGCCCGTGATCGTCTCGAACTGGTCGCCCGTGTTGACGATGCCCAGCGCCCACGACATCGGCGAGAAGGCATCGCCGCCCTTCTGCGCGAGCAGCGAGCACTCCTCGAGCCCCTCGTCGTAGGTGTTGATCTCGCTCGACGCCGAGGCCGGTGCGCCCGAGCCAGCCTGCGGCGCGTAGAGCTTCTCGTCGATCGGCAGCCGGAACCCGATCGAGAACGTGAACGACTTGCCGCGCCGGCCGTGGAACTCGTGCGTGGACGTGTTGAGCGCCGTCCCCGAGAGCGCGAAGTCGCCGCCGAGGTCTTGCTCGCGCCGGTACGGCACGAACACATAGCCGCGCGATGGAACGCCGCCCAGCGGAGCCTCCGACACCGTGGTCAGCACGCCCGAGTGCGGCGCCGGCTGGTTGTTGAACTTCACCGCGCCACCCGAGCCCGAAACGCTTTCGCGGTCGAAGTCGACGTTCTCGCAGTCCGGCGTCTGCCCGTCCTGGAGCAGAGCCGGATTCAGCGCGTCGTTCAGGCCCAACGCCAAGGGCTTGATCGGATAGCGCCGGTAGTGGCGCCGCCCCGGCTGGTTCGGCATGGTGCTCTCAGTTCAGCGTGAACGTGACGGTGCAGTCGAAGCGAGCGATCGTGTCCGTGATGAGCCCGAACGGCCCGCCGAGCTGGATGTCGAGGTCGACCGGGCCGAGTTCGCCGACGACGCTGTTGTAGGGCAGCACAGGCGTCGCCGTCGCCATGCGGTAGTCGAGGATGTGCGACAGCGCGGCCCCGGTGATCGACTTCGTTGGGATCATGCGCAGGAGCCGCACCTTCTGCGCACCCGCCAAGCACGAGCCCGCCGGGAAGAACCGGATCGTCTGCGTCGCCGCCGGGCCGCGCATCGCCGGACCCTCAGCCCGCGTGCTCAGCCAGCGGTCCACAGTGAGAACGCCAGTCCCGCCGCTCACCGACACGACGGTCCCGAAAAATCCGTCCGACGTGATGGCGAGCTGGCCGGGCGCAACCGTGGTCGTCGCCGTGAGCACGCACTGGCGCTTCTGGTCGGTCACGTTGGTCGTGTACGCCGCGACCGTGGTGTTCACCGCTTCATCGAGGCGCGAGCCCGCGCCGTCGCCGGGGATGCAGCGCAGGTTGTTCGTCGCGCCGGTCAGGTGCATCCACTTGGCGCCGCGTTCGTAGATCGACATTGGGGTCACTTCCAAAGGGTGTTGTACGAGTCCTCGCCGCGCATCAGCGTCGACGCCGGGGGCAGGATCGTTCTGCGCAGATAGTACGGCTGCTGGACCTGCCGCGGCGTGATGTGCCGCATGAAAGCCGACATCTCCTCCTGGAGCAACTGAGCGTTAGCCTTCTGCTGTTCGTACTGCCCGCGCGTCGCCCACAGCGAATGAGCCGCGAGAAGCACCACGAGTTGCATGTGCTGCTCGGGGATCTCGCTGCGCAGTTCGTAGGTGTCGCCCGCCTGCGGAGCGGCCGCCCACGCGCTCTCAAGCTGGAGCACCGTGTAGAGCGTTCCCGCTTCGTTCTGGAAGTGCGTCGAGCCGACCACCGTGAGAAGCTGGCCCGCCCGCGCCGAGTTGCCCGTGATCTCCACGATCGCGTTGATGTACGCGCCGGCCAGCGTCTCGTGCGGGTAGACCAGTGCGTCCGCGCTCGTGTCCGCGTCCAGGCGTAGGTACGCGCCCGCCGGAGACGCCGGGAGGTTTGCCTGGGTCGGCAGCGTGCCTTTTGTCAGGGCGGCCGGGGTCTTGGAGACACCGACCTCCAGGTCGATCGGGTCAATGCTCGTCACGAGGCGCAGGCTGCGCCCCTGGGTCGTCCAGCCGTTGGACCCGAGCTTGCCCACCACCGGGACCACCGCGTCGCGCGCGGCGCCCGTGGGATCCGTCGGCGAACCCGCGCGCCGAACCTCCGCGATCCGCTCAACCCACGGCGGGAGCGTGTAGTCCCACACGTCGGCCTTCACCTTGCGCGCCGCCGTCTTGGGCAGCACGAAGCTCGCGTTCAGGTAGCCCTCGTCAACCTCCGCCATGCGCCGCGCGAGCGACATGATGTGCCGGTTGATGTGCTGGACGATCTGCTTGTCGTCCCACTGAGTCGAGTCGGGAGCCTGGAGAACCTCCCGTACCGCCTCGATGGCTTTCGAGAGGCGCATGGATCATGCTCCGCGGCGCGCGGTCCCGTTGACCCGCGAGGAGCCCAGTTCGTCGATCTTGTCGGCCAGCCGATTCATCGCCGACACGAACAGCTTGTCGCGCTCGAGCTGCTCCGTTTGCATCGCACGGAGCTGCGCCTGGAACTCGTCCTGGGATTCCTTCTGCCGACGCAGAAACAGAATCACCACGGCGATCACGGCGGCAACAGATACGCCTTCGGGAAGCAATTTGCCGATGACTCCCCAGGATTCCGCATCTCCGGGGGTTTGCAGCGCAACGAGGGCAAAAAGTTGCATCATGTGTGGAAAATCTCGCCTTTATGGACGCGGGCGCAAGGAAAGATCGTTCAGCGCTTGCTGGCGCTCTTGCATCGCGTCCAGGCGGGGACGGCCGCCAAGCTCGAACCGGCGCAGCACCGTCGGCAGACGGCGGCGCATCCACTGGAGGTAGCCCTCCAGCTTCTTCGCGCGCTCCGCTCGAGCGGCCACGGTCAGACGCGCGCGCTTCTCGGCGCCCTCCGCTTCCAGCAGGTCGTTGAACTGGCGCAGGCCGGTCCCCGAACGCTGGAGGTCGATCTCGCGCAGACGTGCGATCAGCGGCTCCGCCGTGAACGGCAGCGGGCGGTACGCGGGCGCGTTCCACGGGCCGTCATGCCAGAAGAACACATGCGACCACTTCCCGGAGCTCTTGAGCTGCTCCTGGACCTCCCAGACCGACCGGCGTGTGTTGAACACGCATCGCAAGCGCGAGTCGAAGTCGCGCAGACCGACCTGGATGTTGTCGGGGCACGTCGGGACTTCCCGAACGCGCCCCACTTCGACTTGGAGCTCGTCGGTCATTAGATGCGCTCGACGTTCTGGCCGTCCTCGTAGACCAAGCGGGCATACTCCCACGTCGCGCGCGGGCGCAGCACTTCGATCGCCTCGCCAGTGGCGAAGTTGCCGCCAGTGCCGAGCGCCGCCAACACAACAACGCCCATGCCGGTCGAGTCGGCCGTGAAATCCACGGCGCCGCCGCCGACGGTGCGCTCGATCTGAATGTTGTTCGCGTCCACAGCCAGGGCGAAGTAGATCGCAGACGTGGACAGCGCGATGCCCGAAACGGCCGGGAGCGCCTGCAAGACACTGCCGACGTTTGCGGGTTGCAGCAAGAGCGGCGTTCCAGCCGTGATGCCGTGATTGGTCAAGCCCACCCGATCGGTGCTGGCCGTGGCCGTGGCCGTTCGCGCCGTCGCGTCCGCCGCAAGGCGGAAGCTGTTGGCGTCGACGCCGGGCTGCACGTAGTAGTTCGTGTTCAGCGAAAGCCCGGTCGGCAGGCCGTTGTCCAGCGGCCGCACTCGCACCACGTCGCCCTTGCGCAGCCCGTGCGCGGTGAGGGCTACAGACCGATCCGCGGTCGTGCTCGTGACCGCGCAGGCGCCGAGCGACACGTCGAAGGCGCGCGCGCGGCCCGGAATAGACATGGAGCCGACGGCGTTGTCGAACTGGAAGTCGTTGACGCCGGTGCCCTGGACGTTGCCCTCGCCCGAGTCCGGGAACAGCAGCGCGCGGATCTGACTCGGCAGGCTCGGGCGAATCGGGGACAGCACGCGCGTCACCTGCGCGGGAGCTTCACCAAGCAGCGCGATCCCGGTGCCGACTCCGATCTGGAGAGAGTTGAGCGTCCCCCAGGTTCCCGCCTTGGTCCCGTGGCTGATCGACGTGATTCGGTCGTAGAAGCGCGACGTGCGGACGTGGGAGAGCTGAATGCTGGCCGGCTGGAGAAGCGTGCCGATGTTGACGGTCAACGTCTCCGACTGCGGCTTGCCGTTGAGGAAACCGCTGACCGTGATCGGAAATGAGTTGCCGACACCCGAAACGTTCGGCGTCGCCTGCACCGCGCCCGGCCGTCCGGTGGGGGCCGTGCGGTTGTTCTCCAGCACGATGCTGATTTGCTGCGGCCACGGCAGCACTTGGCCGCGCGCGACGAACGCCGGATTCAACGTCAGATTTCCGTTCGCGGTGTTGCTTGCCAGCGCCTGGAACAGGCAGATGTGCTGCGGGTCACCCGGCGGGCACAGGACTTCCGTGCCGTAGTGGAACGCGCGACCGAGAAGGCTGGTGGGGGCGAGGTTCTTGAGGCGGATGCCGGACATGACTGCTCTCTTGGGCCGGATGCCACTCGGCTACTCACGCGGGGCTTGGATGGGCGTGCCGGCTGCCCCGCGGCTCCGGCACGCCTTTGTCTCACTCAGGCGACGAGAGCGATCAGCTCTCTTCGATGTCCATGATGCGGACGCCGCAACGATCGCGGACGCCGACGCCCAGCGTGCTCTCCTCGACGGTGCGCGCTTGGTAGCGGTCCATGTCCTGGAGGTACTGCCAGATGTTCGCGCCCTGCTCGGTGGCCCACGAGAGCGGCTCGGTCAGCCAGTTCGTGAAGCCGCCCTGCTCGAGCGAGAGCCCCAGGATGTTGTTCTTGGGGAACAGGCGGTCGACCAGCCACGGGATGCCGCCGGGGCCGACCATGAGGCGGTTCCAGCCGCCCGGCAGCGTCGTCGTGTTGACGTAGCGCTTCTCGCCGGTGAGCTGGCTCGAGTAGACGCGCTTCGCCGCGTAGCTCGAGAGCCACACCATGATCTCGGCGCTGTTGCGCTCTTCCACCTCGTCGATGATCTGCATGAGCAGGTTCTCGGAGGGGGTGCGGACGGAGCCGCCGTTGTGGTTGACCACGCCCTGGTTAAACACGAGATCGCTGTTCCAGCCCAGGCCGGTCGGGATGCAGGCGAGGCCCTGGAAGTAGCGGCTGTCGGCCCCGAGCCGGTCGTCGGTGCCGCCCCACTGGAACGCACCGTTGTCCGTGCCTTCGACTTCGGAGGCGAACGTCGCCCCGACTTCCGCGGCGCGGCCGGTGCCGTCCATCGGACCGCCGTACCCGAGGATGCCCATGAGGCCCATCGGCTCGGAGCGGTACGCGCTGTTCTGGCGCATACGCTCCACGCTCGAGTTGTCGGTCGAGCCGGTCTTGACGATCCAGTCGCCCGCAGCGAGGCTCGAGAAGTCCGTGAACGCCGCCGCGTTGAAGGAGAGCACGGTGAAAACCGCCGTGTCGGCGTCCGTGATGGAGACCACGTTGGCGATGCACTTCGGCACGCCCACGTTCGTCACGAACAACACGCGCATCCCCGGCGTCAGCCAGCGGGTCGGCGGCTCGTTCGCCATGCCCGTCGCGCTCGCGCCCGGAGCGCTCAGGCCCGTAGCGATGTCCTGGTTGATCTGCAAGTTGATCGGCACGTCCACCGAGGCCGCAGTGCCCGCCCCCGCGGCCTCGCACAGGCGGCCCGAGCCGTCGCTGTACAGCATCCGCGCGCGGTCGAGCTCGTAGTCGTCGAGGAACTGCTGGATCTCCATCTCCATCGCCGACACGTCGCCAGCGCCGTTCGACATGGCGCGGACCAGCTTGCCGTCGAGGATGAAGCGCCCGAACTGCTGGCGGCCACGGTAGGCGTACCACGCCATGCGCCGCTGGCCCGGATCGGGGAAGTTGCCGTTGTCGCCGACCGCGTTGAACTGACGCGGGTTGCGGCCGTACATCGCGCGCTCGCGGATGTGGCGACCCCCGACGTACTTCGTGCTCTCGGGGATCAGGGAGAGGATGCGCGCGTTGTTGTTGCGCGTGTCGTGGATCACGTTCGAGACGTAATCCCGCGTGAGGAAGTGCAGGAAGGAGGCTTGTGCCGAAGAGCTTGAAAAGCCCAGGCCAAGTCCGGCGTCGGTGGCTGCCATTGTCGTAGGTGAGGTTGGTGGTCGTGGCAGCCACCGTCGCTAGATCGGTAGCCGCCTAGAGGAGTTGGTTGGTCCCGCTGAACTGCTGGCGGAAAGCGTTGACGAGCCCCTGGAGGGCTTTTGTCGACGTGCCATTCCTGCGCGACTCGCGCGTCAGGTTCTTGGGGTCGATCCGAGGGATGTTCGGAGACCCGCTCGGCGTACGCGGCATGGATGCGTCCTGGGCCGACTGACGGGCCTTGCGCTCCGATTCCATGTGGGCCTCGGCGATCCTGCGGACTTTCGCCGCGATGATCGGTGCAGCCTCCTCCGGCGTGTCGAACTCGCGGGCGGCGAGCGCAGCGTCCAGAAGGCTTCGAGCCACTTCCCCAGCTTCGGGGTTCTGCCGGATGTACGCCTGGGAGCTAAGCGCTTGGCTGGCCCTCGATTCGTAGTCCTTCTGGTGGAAGGTCTGCGCAGTCTGTTGGAGCTGCGCCTCGAGGGCAGCGAGTCGCTGCTCCAGGGCAGAGGTCACGTTAGGCGCCCCACGGTTGCCAGTCAAGATCGGTTCGTCCAAATCCTGGACACCATCGTCGGCCAGTCCGCGTTGCGGCGCGCGGCCGTGCATGGCGTCGATCACGGCCTGATACCGGGCCGGGTCGACCTGCGCCAAGCGCTCGAGGTTCTGCACGATCCCGACGCGGGCCTCGAGGTCGCGCTTCTCCTGCTCGAACTTCTGCCGCTGCTCCTCGAGCTTGGCGGCCGACATGCCTTTCTGGGCGTACTTGACCAGATCGGCCTCGTCGAGCTCCACGTCCTGGTGCCGGAACTTGACCTTGTGACGCTGCGGAGCCGCGGGCGCGGCCGGCGCCGGAGCCGCGGGCGGTTCGTCGAGCCGCTGGCGCGCAGGGTCGGCCGCGGTCGGCTGGGCTTGGCGCTGCTCGATGAGTTGCGCCAGCTTGCTCGGCTGCGGAGCTCCGCCAGCGGCGGCGGGATCGCCACCGTTGCGCATCGCGCGCAGGGCCTCGAACGGGCTGGGGCGTTCCGCCGGAGCGCCGCCGTTGGGTTGGATTTCGATTCGTTCGCTCATGGCTCAGATCACCTTCTCCCCGATGGACTCGTTGATGGAGCCGCGGCGCTCCTCGAACTCTTCCCGGCTGCACGAGCCGAGCACGTATTCGCGCTTGACGTTGACGCGGAAGCTGAAAGACCCGTCCTCGCTGCGCTTCGGCAGCAAGTGAACCGCCCACGGGCGTTGGTCGCCTTCCAGGTAGCACTCCTGGCAAGGGATGTGGTCGCGCGTCCAGACCGAGCTCTCCTGCGGCTTGATGAGCGAGTACCACTGGTCGGGCCGGATCTCGCCCTCGTACGGGCCGGTGAGGTAGGCCGCGTGGTGACCCGCGATGCGCGGGCACTTGAGGAAGTGAATGTTCTCCTCGGCGTCCTGCTCGAACTCCTCGCGCTTCTTCTGCGCGTCGCGCTTGATCTTCTTGAGCAAGAGCTCGGCGGCTGGGTTCTGGCTCTTCTTCGCCTTCGCCTTCGCCGGCTCGATGCCTTCGGTCTTGGCCTCGGAGGCCGGGGAGGGGTCCGTCGTCGCCGTGGTGGGCTCGGACGCGACCTGAGCGCCCTGGTGGGGCGGTTCGGTCTTGGGTTGGGTGGTCTTAGCCACGGGCGGCTCCTTGGGATGCCTTGGGTTTCGGTCTCGAGGGCTGGCCGCGGTTGGCCGACCCTCCCGGCTGCGCCATCTGCTGCATTTGCATCTGCTGCATCATGGCGCGCTGGATCTTTTCGACGTGATCCTGGTAGTGCTGGATCACGAGCTGGCGCGCAATCGGGTCGAGGTCGCGGAACTCTCCCGAGCGCATCCGTTGCTGCATCACGCGAACGTGCGTGCCGTCGTCGTCGTAGTCGTGGGTCGGGTAGTCCAGCATCGGCTGGCCCATGTCGTTCTGGCGCATCCACTTGAGCGGATCGCCGGTCATCTCGTCCCACTCCCGTTCCTGGTTCTCTTCCTCGATGAGCCGCTGCGCGAGGATGTCCTCGGCGCCGCCGTAGGCCAGCGTCTTGAGCACGCTGAGCTTGTCCTCGGGGTTGTTGATCGGGTCGAGCACGCCCGCCTGCACGTACTCCAGGATGCGCGCGCGCTCCACGCTTCGGCTCTGGAAGTAGTCCGGCTCGCCGACGATGCGGATGTCGTCGCGGATGTCGGCCGACTCGAACTCGGCCACGCGGTAGGCGTTGTCGGCGCCGACGTACTGCATCGTGCGCCGGGTCGTGTAGAAGGCCCGCGCGACCGAGAGCATCATCCGCCCGCCCGTCAGCGTCGCGCGCAGGGCGCTCCGCGCCGCCGGCGTCAGCGCCTTGTTCTTCTCCTCGATCATCGCGTCGAGGCCCGGCCGCGAGCGGATCTGCCCCGGCAGCTTGCTCATGTCCGGGTCGGCTTGGCTCGAGATCATCTGCATCTCGCTGAGCGCCCGGTTCGCGCTGTCCGCGAGCTCCTTGGGGATCTGCGGCACCGGCCCCAGCGTCACCGGCTTCCCGCCCGACGCCAGCACGTCGCACGGGTACGCGACGCCCGGCTCGATGGCGAGCATCCCCGTCGGCAGGCCCGAGCGCTTGTCGACGAAGATCGGCGGGTGCGAGTGGACGTTCACCACTTCCGTCTGGTGCGCCCGCGCGTTGTTGTACTGGAACTGGGGGTTGCGCAGGTCGTCCATGAGCGGGTGCCCGACGAACGAGCCCGGCCGCTTCTGCCAGTCGATCTTGACGAAGGGGATGGGGTACTTCGTCGCGCGCATCGGGTTGTCCCGATTGACCAGGACGGTCTCGCCCGCGATCACGATGTAGCGGCCCTTCCAGTTGTTCTTGCGCATCGGCTTCTCGAAGAACCTCGAGAGCACCGTCCGGCTTCTGGACTTGTCGCGCGGCTGGAGGAAACCCGGCGACTGCGCTTGGCCGCCGTGCATGAACGAGAGCATCTCGTCCCACCACAACGACGTGGTGCGCGGCTCGAGCGGCTTCACGCCCTTGATCGCCGCGGCGCCGTAGGTGTCCTCAAGCGACGCCATGTCGACGATCTCCTGGGTGCCCGCCCAGGTGCATTCATCGGCCTGGAAGTCCGTGCGCGAGCTCCAGTCCCAGCGCACGCGCAGCGGCGAGTGGACCTTGGCCGTGATTTCGCCCGGCGGCAGGTCCTCGTAGCGGCCCTCCTCTTCGGCCATGCGCTGCTGGTCCGGCGTGAGCCCGAGGATCGTCTCGCCGTTCTCGTCGACGTAGAAGCGGTCCGGCGATCCCGCCTCGGCGTTCCAGCCGATCTCGATGAAGCCGGAGCCGCACACCGCCGCCCAGGTCAGCGCCTCCTCGAGCAGCTCGCTCCAGTTCACCACGTTGTCGCGCAGGTGCTCGAACAGCTTTTCGGTGACGAACGCCTTGTCGCGCTCCGCCTTGGAGTGGTCGCGCGTGGGCGCCCGGAACACTGACGAGCTGGCGAGCACAGTGCTGATCGCGCGCGTGACGAGCGTGCGCACGATGTTCGCCCGGTATACGACTTTGTGCGGGGGCAGGACGGGCGTGCGGAACCCCATCCCGTCGTCGACGAAGTACTGGTTTCCATTGAGGAACGCGAGGTTCTTGACCCACTCGCGTTCCATCGGTTGCCGATGCGAGTCGTTCAGCTTCGGGCTGATCCGCGCGGTCACGTACTGGAGCGCCTCCTCTTTCGAGAAGCGCCCGTGCGTCTTGTGCGTGGCCTGCGCGTAGCTTTTCTTGACTTGCATCGTGCCCTCGAATCAACCCTTGAGCGAGCTCGGCAGGTCGTAGCCGAGAGCGTCAATCGGGTCCTGGTCCTCAATCGGGATTCGCTGCAACGCGGGCGCCTGGAGCGGAGCCTGCTGCGGCTGGCCCATCGTACCAACGAGATGCGCGAGGGATTGCTGGGTCGGATCGCCCGACTGCGCCAGCCGCGCAACAACGAGCAGCCGCTCCATGTCGGCCTGTCGGCGCATCGCCTCGCGCGCCATGCGGCCCGAGTTGGCGACCGCGTAGAACGCGAGCAGGAGCGCCGCGAAGATGATCGAGAGGGTGAGCCAGTCCATCACAGTCCTTGCCCGTTGGGGCCTTTGTCGAAGCGCCTCGGTGTTCCATCCGTCGAGCCGCGGCGCTGGTTGCGCGCTCGCCAGAAATCTTCATCGGAGCCGCTCGGCGGGAGCTTTTCGGGCTCCGCGGGCTTCACGTTCTGGATCTTCACCGTCTCGAGGAGCTTGAGCGCGATGCCGTAGGCCATGATCGCGTCGTTCCGGCACTTGCGGTCGATCTTCTCCTTCTCGTCGAGCTGCGCGTCCATGCACTCCTGGAGCAGCCGCTTCGAGGGGGTATCGACGTTCTGGTCGGCCAGTGCGATCGCAACGCGGTCGATCACGAGCGCCTTGCCCTGCGCGCTCATGATCCAGCCCTTGCGCAGCACGAACTTGCCCTCGCGGTCCTCCCAGCGCTGCTGGACGAACAGGCGTTGGCAGCCCGCCGCCTCGGCCGCCTCGTACACCGCGAGGCCGTGCTGGGAGGGGTGCGTCTCCACCGCGACCGTCGCGTTGTAGAGGTCGCTGAGCAGCTTCACGGTGCGCCCGAAGGCGTGCGGCGGCTCCCAGCCGTACCACTCCGCGACGAGCGCCTCGGTCTGCGCGTCGATCACCTGCGCGACACACGGGTCGCCTCCGCGCACGCCGGCCGCCGTGTCCACGCCGATCACGTACTGCCGCCCCATCGCCGGCCAGCGCCACACGCTGAGCTCGCCGTGCCGGTCGTGCAGCAAGTGCGGCTTGCCCTCCGACTCAACGAGCTTCGCCACCGCCAGCGGCGCCCGGATGTGGGTGCCCATCTTGAACTGGACGTGCTCCAGGTTGAACGCGCTCCGGCCCGACGCGAGCAGCGCCTCTTCGGGGAACGCCGGGCACTGTTCATGGAACGTCTGGAGGTTGCCGTTGCACTTCTCCGAGATGTAGTACCGCCG